AAGAGAATGACAGGCCAGCAATTCTTGAAAAGAGTAAAGGTTAAGAATGAACTACGAACAAGCCGATAGAATAAGAAAAAAAACATTATCAGATAGAATCTCTGAGAAAATGGTCGGTGGAGAATCTTTTGGTAAATCCATTTCTAAATCCGTTTCAGAAGGCAGCCAAGCAAGAATGACAAACTTAAAGAAAAAGTTTGATCCAATGAACATTGCTAAATTTATGACTGGTGGTTCAAATTTAGCTCCTGCTCTTGTTGGTAGATTGATGGGTAGAAGTGAAAAGGATATGAAATATTTTACCGGTAAACAAGGTAAAATGGATACAGCATCAAAGATAAAACCCACTCGTGAAAATGAAGAAGGTATGTTAGAGATGCTGAATGAGATTTATCTTTTGTTAGAAGATTCTCGACACTCACTTAAAAATCTATCACCAACAGAAGAAGAAATATTTGAAAGGGAATTAAAAGCTAAACAACGGCATAAAGAATTGCTTGAGGCTTTAAAATATAAAACAACAAAAGAAGAAACGGCAACAAAGAAAGAAGAACCAGATGTTTCAATATTTGATAATATCTTGGATATGTTTGGATTAAAAGACCTTGGTAAATTAGCAATTAGAGGATTGGGAAGTTTAGCAACAGCCGCTGTTACTGGTGCTGGTGGAGTTTTATTAGGCGGAGCAGCTGCAGCTGGTATTGCTTATTTCATGTATAAAGTTTTGACTGATGAATCCAGTTACGATAAAGATCCAAACTCACCTTTTAATTTGGCCTTAAAACAAGCAGAATCAGTTGGTGGCCTTGCCGGTGTTAAAGATGAGGAAGACCGTATTAGAAAACTTCCTGAATATGAAAAAACAAAAGCTGAAATTGCCAATTTTGAAAAGAACTATAATGAAAGTGAAAAATTAAATGATGCACAATTAAAAGGATATGCAGAGAGAGGTCCAGAAGCTGCACGAGCAGTTCAAGATTATAAAATTGAAAGAGATAAGTTACTTGGCAAACCGGCTACGGTACCAACATCAGCAACACCAAAGGCTGATTCAGGACCCACAGCGACACCAAAGGCTGATTCAGGACCCACAGCGACACCAAAGGCTGATTCAGGACCCACAGCGACACCAAAGGCTGATTCAGGACCCACAGCGACACCAACGGCTTCAGCAGAATCTTCCGACACGGCCACACCAATGCCTTCGGCGCCTGCATCAGCAGCCGTAATGCCAGCAACTAATGAGAATTTAGAAATGAATTTACCAACGGATTCAACTTCGGCTAATGAAACAATCAATACAACAAATATCAATGCACAAAATCAACCATCTCAAAGTGTTACCGAGATTCCTTCAGTAAGGAATATGGAAGAAACATTTCAAAGAATGATATTATACAGCACCAGAGTCGTATAATAACCAAAAGAAAACCACACCGTATCTTTCGACAGAGGGTGTGGCCGTGTTACTCTTATATAGAAGAATTAATCTTCTTCAGCTAACTTGCTGAAATATGCCATATCATCATCTTCCGATTCATCTTTAAAAGGAGAATCATTAGATTTAGTTTTGGCGTCAAAGTTCTTCGCTTTGGTTTGTTCTACGGTTGTCTTTGGTGCTTCACCATTGAGACCTAGAACTTTATCAAGGCGTTGTTTCAGAACATCATATGACTTGAATTCTTTATCAGAAGTCATCTCAGACAAAGAGAACTCTGACTTCCAAATCTTTTCCAATTCATCATCATCACTCAACAATGGAGATGATGATTCAAATTCAGACTTGTCATAGTTCTGATAACCTTCAACCTTACGAATCTTTAATTTGAAGTTGGCACCTTTCCATAAATCAAATGGATTGACTGCTGTTTCATCTTCAAACTGAGGATTCATTGCTTCAGTAATCTTATCAAAGATTTTCTTACCAAACTTAAACAATTTAACCTGACCTTCATTCTCAGGATGTTTTGGGTCGGACACAATATAAACGTTGGCAATGTAATTTAGTTTACGTTTTTGTTTACGAACAATATCTTTATTCGCTTCGATACCAGAATTCCACAATGCAGAATTGTGTTCACACACAGGACATTGTTGATTTTTGGTGGTTAAACAGTTATCAATTAACCAACCACCAGGACCTTGAAATCCATGTGAGAATACTTTGACCCATGGTAATGCATCATCGCCATCTACAGCAGGTGCTGGTAGAAAACGAATCGTAGCCATGCCGTTGCCAGCTTTGTCTACTTCTGGTCGCCAGAAATTATCGGATTTTTCGTTACCCTCGGATGAGGTATTGAGTGCCTCGATTGCTTTAGATAACTTATCGAGGTTGCCAGATTGGCGTTTGAGGTTCGCAAATGAACTCATAATTTACTTCCTTTCGTATAAACGGATTATTAACGGTGTATAAAACGGCTTGTCCACATTATTCATTATATAAGAATATTTATCCAATGTCAAGTATACATTTTCAAAATACCGATGGTGGTCATAGCATCAGTATGAAGTATACCAATACCACCCTCTACTCTCCATTGGTCGATGTTCTGTGAAGTATCATCAATCAATAGTGAATTTTCATTAGAGAAATCTCTCTTAAATCTTTTACCTGGTACTAAATTAACAGGAAACTCAATGTTGTGTTTATTCAACCAATCAATTTTTTGTTCTCTAATTTCTGCATCACGCTTTTCGGATGATGTTGAAGATAGAATCTCTGTTGGTATTGATAATGACCTGAGGTAGTTAATTAGCATCAGAGCATCAGGCATTAAATCTAATTTGGCAAACTGTCTTTCAGCAATGAACATGGTAAAAAACTTATCAAATGTTTTGTATGTGTCTGCATCTTTTGGTTCAATCTTATACAATTCTTTGTATCGCTTATTGAAATCAGCAATCACACCATCCATGTCCAAGTAAATCTTGGTAATCTTATGCATATTCTTTAATCTTTTCTTTTAAAAACTTCGTAAACTTTTCTTTATCGTATTGTATAAACGGTGTATATTTCTTTATAATTCTTCGGTGTGTTGGCCAAATAATATCTTCGGTGATTTGTTTTTCCCATTTTGGCATACAACCAAGTATATCAACTAGGATACAAACTGTTTCCAATGAAATCTTATCGTGCATCATTTTGGTAATTAACATTGGCCAACCACCATCGATTGGTTTAAAGTAATCATCAATATGCCAGAACTCAGCACCATCAACACTATCAAACATATACATTATATCATTCTCAAAGGTATATGTCAAGCTCTGTTGGGTTTTTTGCCACTTGGTATAGTTCTCATCACCATCCTGAAGTAAGTCGCCCACCCAATCACCTTTACCTTGGATAAAGTTGGCAATATAGAAGTTTTTTAATTCTTCTATATCGTATTTACGGGATAATTTATAGAATTGGTATTTTGATTTGTTGATGGTGAATGTCTGTTTAGATACATTTGTTTTTCCGTTATACTTAAAGTAATCGTAAGATTCGGAAGTAAAATGCAACTTCAAGGCATTCCATAATGCATATGCGGCAAAACCTGAATTTTCTGTCATAACAAATTATAGAGGGAGTTTTGAACTCTTTTTAATCAAATTTAATTCTTGTGCTTCTTCACGAATTTTTGCTTTGAGTGCGGAAGAAATTAATGTAGATGCCACTTCAACTTCTAATCCTTTTTCTTTGCAATGTTGTAGAATGGCATCCATGTGATTACATCTCAATTTGGATGCCAATTCTTCAATCATCATACTAAAATCTTTAATCTCACTTTTTGTTGGCATATTATATTTTACTTCTCTCTTTATAAAAAATGTGATTACCAATCTGTGTGATTCTTGGTAAATTCCAATTAGGCTTTACATAATTGGCATGATAAAACATTGCTTTCTCTTTATGGAGTGTAACATGAGCAACTTCACTTGTCAAGGCTTTCTTTGCAACAAGTACCGATTCTTCCCATTGATATGGGTTACGAACCATCGAGTATACATGGCCACAGAACCAAGAGAATTGGCAAATCATTTTACCATTGATTACATCTTTCTGTTTTACTACACCACAAACGGTGTTTGGAAATTTGCCAGAGTTTACACGATTGAGTGTTACTTGTGCAACTGCCAATTTACCTTCAAATGATTCACCAGCAGATTCATAATAAATGTTTTCAGCTAAACATTGAATTTCATTATTGAAATGTTGACTGGCAACTTTCATTGTTTGTTTTTCTACCTGAGCTTTTGCTACAGGCACGAATAGATTAACCGCAATTAATATTACTGAGGTTGCAATTAAAAATTTATTAGTTACTTTTTTGTTGAAATACATCTTTCTTCCTTTTTGATGTTCTGGCCACCAAACATCAGGCGGCCAGATTTCTCCAATTACGAATTCGTTTTCTTTGTAATTTTTACTTCAGGTTGTGGAGTGGTTTGAGAAACGAAACCATTGAGCATCTCTGCTTTTTTAATGATTTCTTCTTCGGAGGGAAATGGTGGAAAACCTGGATGTTGTGGTGAAGGAGTTCCGTTAATCTTGGATTCTTCTACCTTGGTTGTCCACTCGTTTGAAATAACTTCACGCTTGCCATAATAGTCATCGGTGAGCATTTCTTTGGCCATTTTTAAGAGTTCTAGCCGAATCTCATAAGGTGTCATACTCATTTACTTCTCCTTGTGTGTGTTTATGTGTATTACCAGCGGTTTGTGTGTTGCTGGTACTTTATTTATGCAGAGTTAATCTACATTCTTGGAGTGTATACTAATCCAACATAAATGTCAAGCGGTTGCTGCAATTATCTTACAATGTGAAACTGGTAATTAACCGAACAGGTAAAATACCGTAAACAAAACGGTCAAACCGGCTGCAAGTACTATCAATGTACCTAATCTCTGTTCAATTTTTTCTTCCGAATAGTTTTCGAAGTTATCTTTACTCATTTTTTTCTTTCGTATTAGTGTTTGTACTATTAGTATTTATACTTAGAGAATTACCATTTTTGGTCATTATAATTATGTGTGTAATTAGTTTTAAAAAAATTCTGCCGTTTTTTCTATACCATTATTTTTACAATAGTCGTTTCTGTAATTAAAAAACGATTCAACAGCTGGTTCTAATTTCCATTTTTCAAAAGTTTCGGCATCTTTAAAAATTGTAGTAAAAACTACCGTTTTTTGGTTTTCATTTTCAACTTTATAATTATCAATTATTTTATTTGTGGTTAGATATTCATCTCTGGTTTGAATAAAATTTTCAGGCACATCCCAAAAAACAGGTGGCCAAGTTGGGAATTTAAATGTCATCACGGTTGTCATTTGTATTGGTCCTTATAAAATTGTATAGCTTTTACCAAACCAAGAATGTGGTCTTGTGTCTGTTGTTTAAATATCAATGGCTGTTCATCTTCAACCGCCATAATAATAACTAAGTTATTTATAGGTATGCCAATCATTTCTTCATACATCAAAGCGTATGCTGCCGTTTGCCAATAATAATCTTCAATGTCTGCACTTGATTTAATCTTCTTGGATGTTTTAAAATCAATTACGGATAACTCACCATCGAACTCAGCAATACAATCGACCCTACCTGCCATTTCTAATTGTTTAGACCATAAGGCACACTCTTGATAATGAATATTGTTAATGCGATTGAGTAATGGTTTAAGTGTTCTAAACATTTCAACAGCATCAGGCATAATATCACCTAACGGTTCATTATTTAAATATCGTTCACATAGTGTATGTACATTGGTGCCACGACTAGTTGCCTTCTTTGATACACGATTGGCTTCTTCTTCACCAACTCTCTTACGCCATTTCATAATAGCTTCTTTCTTCTGAGCACCAAGAACTGTGGTGACCGATGGTAACTTCGTACCATCTTCTAGTGTGTAGTAACGTTTACCATCAGGAAAGGTTTCGGATTTTAAGTCAGCAAGGACTTTAGGGGGGCAAAATTTAAACATTTTTTATTTTTTCCAATACTTCATTTGATATTTCATGATGATACTGATACCACAAATGCACTCTTTCTGTTTCAATAGGAATAAAAACTGAATGTTCCAGACTATTCGTCTTAATTAATACCGGTATGCCATCGGCGGGCTGATGTATTTCGGTAATTTTTCCATTTTCTTTGAATCTCCATATTGTATCAGGACTAGTTTTTAATGCTATGTGTATTCTATAAGGTGTGTGTTCATCATAATGATAACTTATTTCATTCCAAGTATTTGGTTTAACAAATTTATCTATTTCGGTTGTCAGCCTTTCTATATCAACAAAAAAGTTTTTTAACGGTATAAAAAAATTATTCATAGTTACCATTTATTTTTGGGGCATTTTGTGTCAATTAAAAGTGTTTTTGTTTTTAAAACACAATTACAAACGGAACACATTGCTACCATTTTATTAACCATAAACTCACATTTAGAACAAATTTCCATTCTTTCTTTTTGCATTTTAAATTGTGGTAAAGTTAACATCATCTTTTATCCAATAAATTTAATTCTTGAAACACTTCAACCATTTTGTCCCAAGTTTTAATATTTCCTTTTAGACGAATACTAATAGCCCATCTTGGTTTTTCCCCCATCATTATTGCATGAGGAATATCCACTCTCACTAGTGTTAAATTAGATTGTATTCGTGTTTTATCAATTTCTTTTAATTCATCAATTGGCCAATTAATATATGGAGTTCCCGCTACAGTATATAATATTTTTTTTTCTTTTTTTGGTAATTCATACCAAATCATATCGGAATCTTCCCCTCCCACCACAAAATTTAATCCAGATATATCACAATCAACACTTCCAACTTTTATATCTATGTGTGCAAAATTTGTATTAAAATTTGAAGGTCTATAAAATAACATTGCATGATTTACAATAGGAATATTTAATTTTTCAATGTATTTTAACCATTCCGCATCGACAATATCTTTTATGTTTAGTCTCCAAACTCCGTTGCCTGAAGAATTATTTGGCGCTGGAAAATTCCATTGCGGATTAATAACCGGACAATCAACTTTTAATTTGTACCAACAATTATTCATCAATGTAACCCAAACGTTTTAGTATTTGTTTACAATGTTTATAATCCCATTTCCAATTTTTAAAATTCCAACCCACAGCAATTCTTTCCTGGCCACTTAAATTTTTAACTCCATGCCATTCATGTACATTAGTCAGATAAGCATTTCCATAAACTGAATATGTACATATTGGCAATGGAAAATTAGAAATAACTTGATTATTATTAGTTTGTTTTTTTGGTAAATCATAATACTCAGAAACACACAATTCAGAACATCCATCTATTGGAAAATAAATTGCTTCAGGTCGCCATTTCCTATCAACATGTGGACTCATTATTTGTCCTGGGTTTATTTTTGTTATTGAAGCCGATTTACTCATGTATGGCAACAAGTCTGAAAACTGTTTCCAGAGAGGATCCAATCTACATTCTTCAGAAACAAATCCTTTATTAAAATGATTTATGTCTTTACCTTTAGATGGTTCCCATATACCATCTTTTTCCCATATGGCAACAATAGCTCTACCTTCATAATCACTGGTCATATTTTTAGCAAAATATTTGTAATAAATTTGCCTCATTGCATTCAATTGAAATTCACTAAACTCACATTTAGAATACAAATTGTTAGCATTCATTTTAATATTCTTGTATGTGTGGATTTTTTATTCCCAATCGAATAATATCTTCATTTGTTAATTCTGGATGAAATCTTAAACCACAAATTGTTCTATTGATATTATCAGAAATACCAGAATGTAATATTGTTGTGTTGACCAATAAAGGCCTTTCATCCCAAAGAACCCTTTTAATTTCTGTAGCGTCATGCCGAGGTAACCATCCATAATTTATTTTAGGATTCAATCCATCTTTCATTGCATCAATTAATTTAATTTTGTCAGTTTTAAACCAAGCTGTGTAAGAATTTTCATAATCTGATATACCTATGTTTATGGAGTGTGTTGAAATGTATGGGCTGTAAGCGTCAACATGAACCTTATGTATATTGTTTAATATGACTTTTTTTGAAACCAAAATTCTACGAAATTTATTTTGCAAACCAACACTATTTAAATATTTCTTTAAGGTTGGACAATAATTATATACATGAACAGCATCGATATTATAATAAGATGCGTTTGTTGCATAAATTTGTTTATTTGGTTCATTTATTAATTTTTTCAATTCCTCCCTAATAATTTCTAAATTAGGAATAACAAAATAACTATAAAACCAGTCCGGAAACAATGGAGTATAAACCATTTTTTCCACCCATCTGGAATATTCTTGTTGCTGTTTTTCCGAGGTAATTTGTAGATATTTATGAATTTTTATTTTTCCTATAACATTCTACCAACAATGATATCCTCATCAATGTAACCCATTCGATGAAGTATTGGGCTAAAGTCATTTGACGACTTTATGTGCCAGGTAATTTTGTTGGCACCAAGTTCTTTCATTTTTTGTTCGGAATATTTAATTAATTTTAATCCAAATCTTCCTACTCTATGTTCCTTTTTTAGAAACAATACATCGTTACTTGCAACCAAGATATCTTTATAATGTATATGTGGTTTTAAAAAGAAAGCACTATAACCAATCAATTCTTTATTGATTCTAGCTGTAAATAAAAAAAACTGATTGTTATCTTCTAATTTTTTATATGCTTCCCAATCAGGATTCAATTTTACTTTATCTTTATACAAAGTAATTTCTTGGTAATGAAAATTTGTCAATTCTTCCATTTCAGGAAGAATGTCAAACAAAGATTCAATTTTTAAATCGAGTGTCATTATTTATTAATGTTTTGAATAATGTTTTTAAGGTTTTGAGAACCCAATGCATAAGTTGTGGATTCCTCTTGTTTAAAATCTTCAATTACTTTAGAGTTATTCATATAATCATTTATAAGATTTTGCCAATAAGTTATTGTTTCTTGTGGGGTGCCTTTAGGTGCCACGAAGCAGTAGCCCGCAATATCGATCCAATTTTTGTACAAACTATCAAAAGCAACTAAATTTGGTTCAACACTCAATTTACTCGTTGATCCTAACATAATCAATTTTCCTGATTGTACATGGTCTTTTACAACCGCATAAGGAAGAATGGCAAAATCAGTTTGACCACCTATCAAATCCGTCAAAACATTAGAAACACTTTTGTATGAAGCTTTAACAACTTCGGTCTTTGGTTTAACATTATCCAATACTTGGTTG